GTTGTGGGATATAAGATAGAACCTTGGTTAAAAACTACTACAGAAGATATGTTTATAGTAAATTTAAATGATGTACTAACTTTAACAGAATCTTCTGATATAGAAATGATTATGCTTCATCAAAACTATATGAGACAATCAGATACAAAAGGTGATAATGAATATAAAATTGATCGTAAAATGGGATATATTTCTAGTGTAAGAGATGCTAAAGAGATTTTAGAGAAGATATATAAAAGTAGCTAAGCCATCCTTATCAACCCTAACAAAGGTATTCTACTAAAAAATTAATACCTTGTCAAGTATCTTTAAATATGATATAATTCATACATACTATGAGATACCTTTATGATACGTCCTGGAATGGTAAAAAGAAAAAGATCAGAGCATTACGTTAACAACAAAGAATTTCTTGCTGCTTTAATTAGATATAGAGAAGATCTTGAAATTGCAAAACTACAAGATAAACAAAAACCACCCATTCCACGATACATTGGTGAATGTTTTTTAAAGATTGCAAATCACTTATCATTTAAACCCAACTTCGTCAATTACATGTTTAAGGAAGACATGATCTCTGACGGAATTGAGAACTGCGTTCAGTATATACATAACTTTAACCCAGAGAAATCCCAGAATCCCTTTGCGTATTTCACTCAGATTATTCATTATGCTTTTCTGCGTCGTATTCAGCGAGAGAAAAGACAGTTAGAAATTAAAAATAAAATTATTGAAAAGTCTGGATTCAGTGAAGTCTTTGACGACAATAATACTATTGACGGATCAAACTATTCCGACTACAATCAAATTAAAGATAACGTCCATTCCAAACTGCGTAATTGATGAAAGTTGCAATCATTACCGATCAACACTTTGGTTGTCGTAAAAATTCTAAATTATTTCACGACTATTTTTTAAAATTTTATAATGATGTTTTCTTTCCATATCTGGAAGAAAATGGAATTACCGAAGTGATTGATATGGGCGATACCTTTGATAGTCGTAAAGGAATTGATTTTTCTGCATTGGCTTGGGCAAAGGATAATTATTATGATCGCCTAAGAGATATGGGCATCATAGTTCACACTATTGTGGGAAATCATACTGCGTATTATAAGAATACGAATAAGGTCAATGCTGTTGATCTTTTACTTCGTGAGTATGAAAATGTGCATGTTTATGATGTTGCTAGTGAAGTTGAAATAGGCAATCTTCCCATATTGTTCATACCATGGATTAATAAGGAAAATGAGGAAAACACTTTTAGGTTTATTCAAGCGTCAAATTGCCATTACGCGATGGGGCACCTTGAGCTTGCAGGATTTAGAGTTAATAAACAAATCGTCATGGATCATGGTCATGAGAGCAAGTTATATTCAAAGTTCGAGAAGGTCTTCAGCGGTCACTACCACACTCGATCGGATGATGGACGGATCTTCTACTTGGGAAATCCATACGAGATGTTTTGGTCAGATGTCGGAGATAGGAGAGGATTCACAATCTTTGATACAGAAACTCATGAACATTTTCCAGTAGATAATCCATATCGCCTATTCTATAACATCTACTATGAAGATACTGATCATCAAACTTTCGATGCAAGGGAGTATGAAAATAAAATTGTAAAAGTTATTGTTCGTAAAAAAACAAATATTAAAAAATTTGATAAGTTCATTGATAAACTATACTCTTCAAATGTATCTGAGTTAAAAGTAATTGAAAATTTCTCAATAGTTGAACCTGAAGAATTTGAAGCATTTGAATCTGAAGATACTCTCTCCATCTTAAATAGATATATTGGGGAGGCAGAAATTAATCTAGATAAATCAAAGATTCAGAAAATGATTCATGAGGTTTATCAAGAGGCTTGCGAATTAGTTTAAAATGTTTATTCTAACAATTAGTGGTAAGGAAACTGATGGAGCATACTCGGTAACTGATGACGATGGGCAAAAAATACTTTATATGTTTGAGCAGGAAGATGATGCCACTCGTTATGCTATGATGTTGGAAGAAGAAGGATTTCCAGAGATGCAAATTCTAGAAATTGAAGATAGTATAATGATAAAAACATGCCAACTGCATGGATATCACTATACTTTGATTACACCTAATGACATAGTTATTCCCCCTGATATTAAATATGATTTTATTTGAAAAAATTTGTTGGAAGAATTTTCTGTCTACTGGAAATCAGTTTACTGAAGTTGACTTTACAAAAAATAAAACAAACTTAATTGTAGGTACAAATGGTGCAGGTAAAAGCACTATTCTTGATGCACTAACTTTTGCTTTGTTTGGAAAACCTTTTCGTAAAATTAATAAACCACAACTTATCAATTCAGTTAATGAAAAGGATTGTAGTGTTGAAGTTTCATTTCTTATCGGTAGTGTTGAATGGAAAGTTGTAAGAGGAATAAAACCAAATATTTTTGAGATATATCGAAACGATTCTTTGTTAGATCAAGATGCAGCAGTTTTAGATCAGCAAAAGTGGTTAGAAAAAAATGTTCTAAAAATGAATTACAAATCTTTTACTCAAATTGTAATTCTTGGTAGCAGCACATTTGTTCCTTTTATGCAACTTTCTGTTGCAAATAGACGTGAGGTAATTGAAGATCTTTTAGATATTCGTATTTTTTCTTCTATGAATAGTGTTATAAAAGATAAAATACGTGCTTTAAAGGATGAGATAAAAGTACTTAACTTCAAAAAAGAGTCTCTCAGCGATAAAGTTGAGATGCAAACAAATTTTATTAGTGAGTTGGAAAATCGTGGTAATGAAAACATTAAAATAAAAGAAGATGCCATCAAAGAACTTCTTAATGAAGAGAATGATGCTATGATTGATAATTCAAAACTTCATGAAGAGCTTGATGATTTTAATAGATTAATCTCTACATATGAAGGTGCTACTAACAAACTTCGTAAGTTAGGAAATTTAAAAGGTAAGATTTCTAACAAAGTATCAACTATTACTAAGGAACATAAATTTTTTACAGAGAATAAGGTTTGTCCTACCTGCACACAACCCATAGAAGAGGACTTCAGAATAAATAAGATTGACGACGCTCAAAATAAAGCAAAAGAACTTCAATCTGGATATAAAGAATTGGAGCAGGCAATTGAATCTGAAGAAGAACGTGAGCGTCAATTTATCAAACTATCTAAGGAGATTATTAGACTAACTAATGGCATTTCTAAAAACAATACTAAGATCTCTGGATGTGAAAAGCAGATCAGAGATCTGGAATCGGAAATTCAAAGAATTACCGAACAGCTTGCAGATAGAAATACTGAGAATGAAAAGTTAAAAACTTTTACTAATAATCTAAAAATTACATACGATAATTTAGAAACTAGAAAAGAAATAATTAACTACTATGATTTTTCATATAGTTTGCTAAAGGATGGTGGAGTCAAATCCAAAATTATCAAGAAGTATCTACCATTGATTAATCAGCAAGTCAATCGTTATTTGCAAATGATGGACTTTTATATTAATTTTACTCTTGATGAAGAATTTAATGAAACGGTCCAATCTCCAATTCATGAAGATTTTTCTTATGCATCTTTTAGTGAGGGTGAAAAAATGAGAATTGACTTGGCACTCTTGTTTACTTGGAGAGAAGTTGCAAGGATGAAAAATTCTGTTAGTACGAATCTACTGATAATGGATGAAGTCTTTGATAGTTCTCTTGATGGATTTGGAACAGAAGAATTTTTGAAGATTATTAAATATATTGTTAAGGATGCGAATGTATTTGTAATCTCTCATAAAACTGGAATGGATGATAGATTTGAAAGTGTTATAAAATTTGAAAAGATAAAAGGATTTTCACGTATGGAATCCTAAGACCAATTTAAAAAGTGTCACAATAGGTTCCCCATGCTGGTTCTTTTTGCAATACTATATGCACATACGAGACAAATTTCATGACAGTCAAGCACGAAATCAAGTCGCAACTTGCTAAGCTTCTTGCAACTGAAGATTTAATAGTTGAGCATCGTCATGTAGATACTGCCCAATTTAATGTTCATAGTCGTGTTTTGACTCTTCCTTTATGGGGAAAGGCAAGTAATATTGTCTATGATATGCTTGTTGGCCATGAAGTTGGACATGCGTTGTTTACACCTGATGAAGATCACCCACAAGAAATTCCTCATCAATTTATTAATATTGTTGAAGATGCTCGAATTGAAAAGTTGATGAAACGCAAGTACATGGGTCTTGCTAAAACTTTTTATGGTGGATATAAAGAGATGTTTGATGAAGATTTTTTTGAAATAGGAGATCAAGATATTTCAACTATGAATCTTGCAGATCGTGCAAATCTTTATTTTAAGATTGGTAATTATGTTGATATTGAATTTGTAGAAGAAGAAAATAAAATCATTGAAATGATTTCCAAGACTGAAACTTTTGCAGATGCTATTCTTGCTGCAAAAGTTTTATATGAATTTTGTAAAGAGAATTTGGAAAATGAAAAAATTTCTGAATCTGAAATTCCTCCAGTACAAGGAAACTCTGAAGGCAATTCTTCAGAATCTAAAGAGTCACCTAAATCTGATTTTAGTTCTGAAGGAATATCTCAAGAAAAATCATCTGATGAAAGTGATATAATTTCTGAAGATAGTGAATCAGAAAATTCTGAATCTAGATCCGAACCTGAAGTTCATACTGCACAAAATCTAGAAGAAAATTTAAAAAATTTAATTTCAAACTATGGTGGAGAAAACATTTATGTTGAGATTCCTAAAGTAAATCTTGATACTATTGTTATCTCAAATAATAAAATTCATAGTGAAACTACTTCTTTTTTCGTTCACCAACAAAAAGTTACGGATATCAATATCTATGAAAATGTCGATGATCAATTTTTAAAATTTAAAAAATCTGCACAAAAAGAAGTTAGTTATTTGCTAAAAGAGTTTGAATGTCGTAAGGCAGCAGATTCCTATGCACGTACTACTACCTCACGTACTGGTGTTTTGGATTGTTCCAAACTTCATACTCACAAATACAATGAAGATCTTTTTAAGAAAGTAGGTACTCTTGCCGAAGGTAAGAATCATGGATTGATTTTTGTTTTAGATTGGAGTGGATCTATGAGCAAGGTCCTTCTTGATACTATTAAACAACTCTATAATCTAATTTGGTTTTGCAAAAAATCTAACATTCCTTTTGAAGTATATTCTTTCACTAATGAGTGGAATCGTTTTGCCTTTGATTATGAGACTAACAAATATTTGAACACAGAATTGCAACCTCATTATGAAAAGGATGAAAATTTGCTTTGCGTACCATCTTCTTTTTCAATGCTCAACATTTTTACAAGTAAAGTTTCTACAAAAGAAATGGAACATCAAATGTTAAATATTTGGCGTATTGCATCATATTATCACAGTAATTATACCAAATATAGTGTTCCTGAGCGTATGTCACTTTCAGGTACTCCTTTAAATGAATCTTTAGTATCACTCCATCAAATTCTTCCTAAATTTCAAAAAGAAAATAAACTGCAAAAAGTTCAGTGTATTATCTTGACTGATGGTGAGGCTAGTCATCTTGTTCGCCATGTTAAAATTTCAAATACAAACGAGGATTATATTGGAACACGTCGTTTAAATCCTGATTCATGTTTTATTCGTGATCGTAAGTTGGGATCAACATATAAAGTTCATTATGATTATCATAATTTTTCTAGTATGATGATTAAAATTTTGCGTGATAATTTTCCATCAGTAAACTTTATTGGTATTCGTGTCTTACAAAGTCGCGAAGCAAATAACTTTATTAAACTCTATCATAACTATGGAACTGATAGTTATGATAAAATTATTTTTGATTGGAAAAAGAATAAGAGTTTCTGCATCAAAAATTCTGGGTATCATGCATATTTTGGATTACCATCAAGTTCACTTTCCGAAGATACTAATTTTGAAGTTGACTATGGTGCAAGTAAGTCAAAAATTAAATCTGCCTTCATTAAATCTTTGAAAACTAAAAAACTAAATAAAAAGGTTCTTAGTGAATTTATTTCTCTGGTTGTATGATGAAAGAAAACTGGAGAGAGATGGCTAAATTATCTGAAAAGGATCCTAAGGTGATTAAAATCCTTGAGGATGGTCCTAGATCTCTTCATCAGGCATATCTACTCCAAGCCATGAGATATAAGTATGGACAATCTAATAAGTGACACATGGTGGGTTTGAGACTCCCTTTTTTTATCCTATAATAACTTCAGTTCAAACAAACCAAATGTCCCTCTCACCTGAGTTCATTCGCACTTCCCTTCAGGGACTATATGGTGAGTCTGTTGCTGCTGCTGATATTCGTGCCTGGTGTGCTATGAATGGTGCGAACTATCAAACTGTCACTAACAAACTTACTGAGTACAAGACTAGTCGTGGAAAGTGGAACTTGACTGTACAAGAAAAACTAGAACAAAACTATCAGGCACCACCTGCAATGCCTTCTGTCGAGCAAAACCTTATTCCTGCAAAAGATGATACCTTCGTCAGCTTTGGTAACTTCGCTGATATTAAAAGGATTATTAAGTCCAATCTATTTTACCCTACGTTCATTACGGGTCTTTCGGGTAATGGTAAGACGCTCTCTGTGGAGCAAGCATGTTCTCAAACAAAACGAGAACTTATCCGTGTAAACATCACAATCGAAACAGATGAAGATGATCTTATTGGTGGTTTCCGTCTTGTTAATGGCGAAACCGTCTGGCACAATGGCCCAGTCATTGAAGCACTCCAACGTGGAGCAATCTTGCTCCTTGACGAAATCGACCTTGCCTCAAACAAAATCCTTTGTCTCCAATCTATTCTCGAAGGAAAGGGAGTTTTCCTCAAGAAGATTGGCAAATTCGTTGCGCCCTCAGAAGGTTTCAACGTATTCGCAACCGCAAACACAAAAGGTAAAGGTTCAGAAGACGGACGATTCATTGGCACTAACGTGCTCAATGAAGCCTTCCTTGAACGATTCCCTGTAACCTTTGAGCAGTCCTATCCTGTCTCTGCAGTAGAGCAGAAGATCCTTATGGCACTCTGTAGTGATACTGAGTTTTGTAAGCGTCTCTGTGATTGGGCAGACATCATCCGTAAGACATTTTATGATGGTGGTATTGAAGAGATCATCAGCACACGTCGTTTGGTCCATATCGTTCGTGCATACAGCATCTTCAATGATAAGGCAAAGGCAATTCAGGTTTGTGTGAATCGTTTTGATGATGAGACTAAGCAGGCATTTCTGGAACTGTATGATAAAGTTGATGTAGATTTCCAAATGCCTTCTAATGAGACTGTAGTATCTGTTTATATTGACAATAATGAAAATAATTGATATAATATGTCTAACTCTTGGTCCTTATTATACGATGAATTGAATATGGAATACTCTTCTTCTGATATATTTACTATGAATACAGATAAATCACATACTAAAGCAGATGGATATTCTGTTGACGGTATTTCTTTTTCAGACTATGACCCAAATAAAATTATTCTTACCCCTATGACTCCTGAAGATCGAATAGATCTAAACCTTGATCAACTTTCAAACAATGGTTTTTGGAAGTATGAAGAAGATCTTACTATGAAGGAGGTTCGTGAATACCTCTCAGAAACATATAGATCACATTATGTTTCTAAAGAATCTAAGACACAAACTCTAGATCTTGTTGAAGCAATTGGTGATGCTGAACCATTTTGTCGCTCCAATGCAATCAAGTATCTTTCTCGTTTTGGTAAAAAGAACGGCAAATCAAAAGGTGATATTTTGAAAGCAATTCACTATTGCATTCTTCTTTATCACTTCTCTGGACTACACAATGAAACTAAGGGAACCTATGAAACTTTCTGATAAAACTCTTTCAGTACTTAAAAACTTTTCTTCAATCAACCAATCCATTCTTTTCAAGCAGGGAAACAAACTTCGCACTATTAGTGTGATGAAAAATATTCTTGCCGAAGCAACTATCAGTGAAGAATTGATCAAAGACTTTGGAATCTATGATCTAAATCAGTTTCTTAATGGTTTATCACTTCATTCTAGTCCCGAACTTGACTTTTCTAATAATGGATACGTGATGATCCGTGAAGGAAAGTCTCGCTCAAAGTACTTCTTTGCAGACCCTAATGTTATTGTAACTCCTCCTGAAAAAGAGATCACACTTCCTAGCGAAGATGTATCTTTTGAACTGAGTACAGAACAATTGGGACAACTGCTTAAAGCTTCTGCTGTATATCAATTGCCAGACCTTTCTGCTGTTGGTGAAAATGGTGTTGTCAAACTTCTTGTTCGTGACAAGAAGAATGATACATCCAATGATTATGCTGTGGTCGTTGGTGAAACTGACTCTACATTCTCATTCAACTTTAAAGTTGAGAATATCAAAGTTCTTCCTGGAACTTATGAAGTCGTTGTATCACAAAAACTTTTGTCACGATTTACTTCCAAGAATCATGATTTGACTTATTATATTGCCTTAGAACCTGATTCTACTTTTGGTTGATGACCTTTGATGTTGCTATGAGAATCACTGGCAGTGCTCTTGCGATCATTGCATACTTTGTGGTTCTTCATGTTAGTGTTGCCTTTGGAGTACTTCTCCACTTTATTGGAGATGCTATTTCAGTTCCTTACTTTATAAGGACAAAATCGTGGGATGTGGTTATAATGTTATCATTCCTTTTGATAATCTCTTTATCAAAAATATTATGAATATCTTTGTAACTGATCCCAGCCCATACAAGTCTGCTGTGGTTCTTCCTGACAAGCACATTGTCAAGATGCCCTTAGAGACCTGTCAGATGCTTGCTATTGTATGCTCTGACAAATGGGGACATAACTTCGGCACTCTTCCTAGAGCAGACGGTACTCCCTATGCTACTGAGAAGGGTGCCTTTCGCAATCACCCCTGCACTAAATGGGCGAATGAGTTTGTAACTAACTGGCAGTGGTTACTTGCACATGGTCTTGCTATGTGCGATGAGTATACTGATCGTTATGGTAAGGTCCACACCTGCCAGAAGACGCTTCTAGCAGCAAAGGAGATACTTCCTACTGCAGATCCACAAGGTCGCAGTGGAAAAGAGACAACACCATTCGCCAGAGCTATGCCTGACGAATTCAAATATGATGATAGCATTGATACATTCACTGCTTATAAAATGTATATTGCTTCTAAACCATGGGTATGCGATAATTATCTTCGTATGCCACAGCGTAAACCTGATTGGGTATGAACTACCAGAAAGGCGATGTTTTCCTTGACAAGAATACACACAAGTTGTATATTTTTGATGGGAATGAATGGTTGGAAATTGTTCCTACCTCCGTATTGAAAAAACCAGATTGGATTTAATTATGAGTCGTGATGAATTTCTTTGGGTGGAGAAATACCGTCCCAAAACTATTGAAGAATGCATCTTGCCAGATGCAACTAAGAAAACCTTTCAAGACTTCCTAGATAAAGGTGAGATACCTAATATGCTCCTTGCAGGACCTGCAGGTTGTGGAAAGACTACGGTAGCCAAAGCACTATGTAACGAACTGGGAGTAGATTTTTATGTCATCAATGGATCCGATGAAGGACGATTCCTTGATACCGTCAGAAATACTGCGAAGAATTTCGCTTCGACCGTCTCGCTTTCGTCAACTGCAAAACACAAAGTCATCATCATTGATGAGGCAGATAACACAACGAACGACGTACAACTCCTCTTACGTGCGTTTATTGAGGAGTTTAGTGGCAACTGCAGATTCATCTTTACCTGCAACTTCAAAAACAAAATTCTCGAACCACTTCATTCCCGCACAACGGTTATCGAATTTGGAATTGGAGGTAAAAACAAACCTGCCATTGCAGCCTCATTCTTCAAACGTCTCCAAGAAATCTTGGATACAGAAGGTGTTAAATATGATAACAAGGTCCTGGTAGAACTTATTAATAAGCATTTTCCAGATTGGAGACGTGTTCTTAATGAGTGCCAAAGATATTCTTCTTCTGGTACTATTGATCCAGGTATTCTTGCAACCTTTAGTGATGTAAAAGTAAATGACTTGGTTAAGAAACTTAAGGAAAAAGATTTTCCCGAAGTACGTAAATGGGTTGTCAATAACCTGGACAATGATACTGCTGTCCTACTGCGTCGTATTTACGATGCTTGTTATGATTCCATGGTTCCGAATAGTATTCCTGCTGCTGTGCTTACTCTTGCTAAGTATCAATATCAAATGGCATTTGTGGCGGATCAAGAAATAAACATGTTAGCATGTTTGACTGAATTAATGGTGGAATGTACTTTCAAGTAAATGGAGTGTGAATTCAAATGAAAAACAAAATTAAAGCACAAGTAAAATCTAGATGGTATTACGTTTTTTGGGGGACTGCCACAGTATCAGTTGTCCTTGGGCAATTGTATGTCGGCACTGGATACCGTGTTTTGCATAATGACTTGCAACAATTACTGAATCAGGTTGATGGTGTTCTTCTTCGTGCGGATGAACCTAATTACCTATGATTTTATCTGAGAGTGATGCAGTTTATGCTGCTAATAAATTTATTGATTATTATACTCAGTTTAATCGTATTGATGACTATCTTCGTCATATTAAAGAAGATAGGGGAGAACAACGTTCTGGATATTTACCTGGATTTGGTGCAGATTCAGAAATGTTTGATGACTTTAATATTCATCCAAATGATATGAAGTTTAAAATTCATGTTGTTGATACGAATCCAAAAACAAATTCAAAGTATAATCAGTGGCTTTATTCTGAGATACTGAACCTTACTGCATCTAATCCCATTGAAGAGGCAATTCCTGGAAGAACTCATAAATGGATTGTTGTTGAAACAAATACTGATAAGGTAGTTGGTGTTGTTCGTTTTGGTTCACCAACTATTAATAGTAAACCACGTAATAATTACTTTGGGGAAATCCCTTCTCTTTCTGATATTAATGCTGGATTTGTTATGGGGTTTAATATTGTCCCCACTCAACCCTTTGGATTTAATTACTTGGGTGGAAAATTGCTTGCTCTTCTAGCATCTTCTAAAGAACTTAAGCAGCAGTTTGATGAGAAGTACAAAATAGATCTCAAATATTTTGAGACAACTTCTCTTTATGGCACAACAAAGGGTGTGTCTATGTATGATGGACTCAAACCATTCTTGAGGCATATTGGTGATACTGAAAGTAACTTTTTACCTCTCTTTCATGATGATGTTTTTAGGGAATTTTTCTGGTGGTTCAACGAACGTAATGGTGGAGAGCGTTTAATCTCTGCAGATAAGTCGTCTAAAAAACTTAAGATTCAAGTTAAGATGATATCTATTATTAGAAATTCTTTGCAGGATGAAGAAAAACTAAAAGAATTTGATGATTGTATAGAACATGCAAAATCTTTAACTGAAAAGAAACGTTATTACCTAGGTAAGTTTGAACATACAATGGAAGAAGCAATTGTATGGTGGAAGAAGAAAGCAACTAAGAGATATGAAAAACTTCAATCACAACATCGAGTAAGAACTGAACTTGAGATTTGGGGAACTACTGAGAATATGGAGATTATTAGATAATGGAATTAAAAGACTGGTTAAATTCAATCAATTTCAATAAGGAAAATTTAAGTGAGAACATTAGCTCTTACCCTCCATATATCGTTAATCGTTGTCTGTCTGGGCACCTTGATTGTGTCATGTACGCTAACGAGATGAACAAGTATCCTAATTTAGATAAAGATATGCAATATTCTTTTTATCTAAATACTTTGAGGAAAAGAAAGAGGTTCTCTCCCTGGATCCGAAAGGATAAAGTCCAGGATTTAGAATGTGTCAAACAATACTATGGTTATAGTAATGAGAAGGCATCTCAGGCTCTGAAAATTCTGACAAATGAACAGATTAACTTTATTAAACAACGACTTGATGTTGGAGGAATGAAATGACTACTGTGGAACCTACAGTTCAATGGTCTCAGGACCAAATGGTTGAAGTGCTTCTCAATGAACCTGATGATTTTTTGAAGGTGAGAGAAACGTTGACAAGGATTGGTGTTGCATCAAGAAAAGAAAAAAAACTTTATCAATCATGTCATATCCTTCATAAACAAGGAAGATATTATATCGTTCATTTCAAAGAACTTTTCGCTTTGGATGGTAAACACGCTAATCTCACTCTTAATGATGTTCAGCGTCGTAATCGTATTGCTCGTCTTCTAGCAGATTGGGGACTTATCTCAATTGTAAATGAAGATTCTGTTCTTGATATTGCACCTCTAAATCAAATTAAAGTTTTGGCTTATAAGGATAAGGGTGAATGGATTCTTGAACAAAAATATAATATAGGAAAAAAGACCAAACCCCAAGAAGAAACTCAATAAATAAGAATGAGACTCTTTTCGTGCGGTCTCTACAAAAGTCGGAACACCACATAAAGAGGTATGGTTAACCCTATACCTCTTTTTTTATTGTCGTGTTATAAATAAGTATGGATGCCTTCGGGGTCCACAAAACACAAACTCGCTTTTAAAGGAGCTACGAATCATGGGAACCCTTGCACGATATACTGCTGCGGACCTACCTGCGTTGATGGAACGCATAAATAGGAATAGCATTGGAATGGATGAATACTTCGATAGGTTGTTTAATCTCCACGAAACAACAAAGAACTATCCTCCATTTAATCTGGTCACGGTCAGCAACGTAGAATCGAGACTAGAAATAGCACTAGCAGGATTTAAAAAGAAAGAAGTAAATGTCTACACACAAGATGGAAAACTTTTTGTTGAAGGACAAAAAGAGGACACCGAATCAGAAACCACTTATGTCCACAGAGGAATGGCTCAACGATCTTTCACCAGATCTTGGACACTGGCAGAGGATACGGAAGTTAGATCAGTTGAATTTGAGGATGGGTTGTTAACTATTGTTCTGGGAAGAATTGTACCCGAACATCATCAGAAGAAAGTCTGGTTCTAAATAGTTTTGGCTACCTTGTAAATATCGTCGTCGCAGAGGGGTAACTGGCACAATCCAGTTGACACCCCTCTTTTTTATTGGTAAAATAAATGAAGGAAACTAAAATTTATGACTATTAAACTAGCACTACTCAAATCTGGTGAAGATATTATTTCTGATATCAGTGAAATGACTTCAGGTGATAGAGTAATTGGTTATTATATGACCAAACCATGTGTCGTTAAACTTCTAAAACCAAACATGCAGGAAGGAGGCAAACCAGGAGTTGAAATTACTTTATATCCATGGATGCCTTTAACAAAAGACACTGAGATTCCAATTCCTGCCGATTGGTTAGTTACGATGGTAGAACCAGTTGACAACCTAAAAGAAATGTACACAAGAGACGTAATAGAACATGGAAAAGACAATCAAAGCGATTCTACTGGAGAACAATCAGATTCTGATCAGTCAGATTGATGAAGTTCCTGCATCAATTCCTGGAGAACCAGATTGCAAACTGACTAAGCCTTTCCTTGTAGTGGAAGGTGGCATGCTAGAATCATGGATGATGGATGTAACAAGAAATGATGAATTTATGATTAGTTCTGACAAAATTTTAACTCTTGCAGATCCAACTCCAACACTAATTGAAAAGTATCAGGACTTAACTAAGTAATGCTTTTCTTTTTATAACGAGAATACCATCCAGTATATTTTCCGTTTTTATAATTTGCATTATTTTCCCCCCTTACTTCATCGTAAGTTCTATCTGTTCGTCTCCCTTCACTATATGCTTTTTGTAAAGAAAGGGAAATTTTTTTCTTTTGCTCTTCTGACATTTTTTTTCCTTTTTGTGAAGATACTTTTCCTTTCCTATACGAAGACATTTTTATCTTAGTTTCTTCGGAGTGTCTAAAACCTAAAGTTCCTTGCCCACCTTTATTGCAATTATAACCTTCCTTCAAGGTATTAAAATGTTCTATCCAATATTGCTCTTTCTCATCAAGTAAACAAATGTTACACTCTTCAAGTGTAAATATTTTAAAATCTTGTTTTGAGTATTTTCTTATTGCGTGATATAATGGAGTATCAACACCTTTTTTTGCCTGCAACCAGTGCTGATATATTCTTTTTGACAACCTTTGTTTAGTTTGTCCGATGTATCTCTTATTAGTTATTAAATTTTGAATACAATAGATACATCCCATAATAGTTCTTTTATCTAATATTATTTATGTCTCAAAGGTTTTACACTAATGTTCAATTAATTGGAAATCAATTCCTCGTTCGTGGAGTTGATAATGGAAAACGATATGAGTATAGAGATGAGTTTTTTCCCACTCTATTTGTAAAGAGTAAAAAAGATTCTAAGTATAGAACATTAAGTGGACAGTCTGTAGAAGAAGTAAATCCTGGTACTGTTAGGGATTGTAGAGAATTTTATAAAACTTACGATGATGTTAATGGATTTGAGATCTATGGAAATGATCGATATATCTATCAATATATTTCAGAAAAATATCCAGAGGATGAAATTAAGTTTGATATTAGTCAAATTAAATTAGTAACTCTTGATATTGAGACTGCATCTGAAAGAGGATTTCCCGATGTTGAATCTGCATCAGAAGAAATTCTTGCCATAACCATTCAAGATTATAATACAAAGAAAATTACAACTTGGGGTATAAAACCTTTTTTCAATAAGCAAAAGAATGTGACTTATCATCATTGTCCTACTGAACAAGAACTTTTAAGTCACTTTATTAATTACTGGATGGTTGATGTACCAGATGTAATTACTGGTTGGAACATTCAGTTTTATGATATTCCATATATCTGTAAGCGACTCAATCGTGTATTGGGTGAGAAACTGATGAAAAGATTCTCACCATGGGGACTTGTTACTGAAGGCGAAACCTATGTTCAAGGCAGAAAAAATACTACATTTGATGTAGGTGGTGTCACTCAACTTGATTATCTTGACCTCTATAAGAAATTCACTTATAAGGCTCAGGAATCATATCGTCTTGATTATATTGCAGAAGTAGAACTGGGACAAAAAAAACTAGATCACTCTGAATTTGATACCTTCAAAGACTTCTACACTCATGGATGGCAAAAGTATATTGAATATAATATTGTTGACGTAGAACTTGTTGACCGATTGGAAGACAAGATGAAGTTGATTGAATTAGCTTTGACTATGGCATATGATGCCAAAGTAAATTATGTTGATGTGTTCTATCAAGTTAGGATGTGGGATACTATTATCTACAACTACCTGAAGAAAAGGAATATTGTCATCCCCCCAAAAAATAAGTCAATAAAAAATGAAAAGTACGCAGGTGCTTATGTTAAAGAACCGATTCCTGGAAAGTATGATTGGGTTGTGTCTTTTGACCTCAACTCTCTCTATCCTCATCTTATCATGCAGTACAATATTTCCCCAGAGACCCTACTGGAGGAACGACACCCAACGGCTACAGTTGATAGAATACTTGAAGAGGAAATAAACTTTGAACTTTATAAAGATAATGCTGTATGTGCCAATGGAGCAATGTACCGCAAAGATGTTCGTGGGTTCTTACCAGAACTTATGGAGAAAATGTATGGTGATCGTGTAATCTTCAAAAAGAAGATGCTCCAAGCAAAGAAAGAATATGAGAAGACGCCTACTAAAGCACTTGAAAAGGAGATCGCCAGATGTAACAACATTCAAATGGCGAAAAAGATTTCTCTTAACTCTGCTTATGGTGCTATTGGTAATCAATATTTCAGATACTACAAACTAGCAAATGCTGAAGCAATTACCTTATCAGGTCAAGTTTCTATACGTTGGATTGAAGGTAAGATGAATCAGTATCTAAATAAATTGTTGCAAACAACAGATGAGGATTACGTAATTGCATCCGATACAGATTCAATTTATCTTAATCTTGGACCTCTTGTTAATAAATTTTTTGCTGCTAAGTCTAGCGACAAAGCTGCAATTGTGGGATTACTTGACAAGATCTGTGAAGATAAGTTTGAACCGTACATTGACAAGTGTTACCAGGACTTGGCGAATTATGTATCGGCGTATGACCAAAAGATGCAAATGAAACGCGAGAATATCGCTGATCGTGGTATCTGGACTGCTAAGAAACGATATATCCTTAATGTCTGGAATAGTGAGGGTGTCTCATATTCAGAACCCAAATTAAAAATGATGGGTATTGAAGCAGTTAAATCATCAACACCTGCACCTTGTAGAAAGATGATTAAAGATGCTCTTAAATTGATGATGAGTGGGACGGAGGAAGAAGTGATTGACTTCATTGATAAATCTCGTTCAGAGTTTAAAAAACTTCCACCTGAACAGATATCATTTCCACGTTCTGTATCGGATGTTGTAAAATATAAATCGTCTTCAGACATTTATTCTAAAGGAACTCCTATTCATTGTCGTGGAGCATTATTGTTTAATCACTATATTAAAAAACATAAATTGGACAATAAGTATTCTCTTATTAAAAATGGTGAGAAAATTAAATTTTGCTATTTAAAAAAACCAAATATTATTCATGAGAATATTATTTCATTCATTCAAGATTTTCCCACAGAACTTGGTCTTGACAAGTACATTGACTATGACTTACAATTTGAAAAGTCTTTTGTTGAACCATTGAAATCAATTCTTGATTCTATTGGATGGAATGTCGAAAAAACTGTAAACCTAGAACTATTTTTCTCCTAATGAACATGTCTATCAGCGATAGGGAACTTGACACTATTATTAGCGCCATGCGTCTTGGGGGCGATGCTGCTCTCTATCAAAAACTACAAAGAATTAGAGATGTCCGTAATGATAAATTAAACGGTTCATATAAAAAAAACACTACTGAAGAATTTGGATTTGTATTATAATGGATTTTTTAAAAGAGATTGTAAAAGAAATCGGAGATGACTTTACCCAACTCGCATCAAACATCGACGACACAGAAACCTATGTGGACACGGGTTCTTACATTTTTAATTCACTGGTCTCAGGTAGTGTATTTGGTGGTGTTTCTGGGAATAAGATTACTGCCATTGCTGGTGAGTCTTCTACTGGGAAGACTTTCTTTAGTCTCGCTATGGTTAAGAATTTCCTGGATAGTAATCCTGGTGGTTACTGTTTGTACTTTGACACTGAGGCAGCAGTTAATAAGTCTCTTCTTAAAAGTCGTGGCATTGACTTAGAACGATTGGTTGTTATTAATGTTGTTACGATCGAACAGTTCAGACAGAAAGCACTGCAGGCTGTTGATATATACTTAAAGAAATCTGAAGATGAACGCAGTCCATGCATGTTTGTGCTAGACTCTCTTGGTATGCTTTCGACAGAGAAAGAGATTCGTGATGCTCTAGACGACAAACAAGTTAGGGACATGACCAAATCCCAACTGGTGAAAGGAGCATTTCGTATGCTCACACTCAAACTTGGTCAGGCAAAAATTCCAATGATTGTTACCAATCACACCTATGATGTCATCGGTTCTTATGTCCCTACAAAAGAAATGGGGGGAGGCAGTGGCCTCAAGTATGCAGCGTCTACAATCATCTATCTCAGCAAGAAAAAGGAAAAGGATGGAACAGAAGTGGTCGGAAATCTTGTCAAGGCTAAGACTCACAAGTCGCGTTTAAGTAAGGAGAACAAGGATGTTACTATACGTCTTTATTATGATGAGCGTGGTCTTGATCGATATTATGGTCTTCTTGAACTTGGTGAGATTGGAGGACTTTGGAAGAATGTAGCAGGTCGCTATGAAATGGATGGGAAAAAAGTTTACGCCAAGCAAATTTTAAAAGATCCTGAAACATATTTCACCCCTGAGGTGATGGAAAAATTAGATCAAATTGCAAAGAAGGAATTTAGTTATGGAGAAAGTTGAGTTTCTAATACTTAGAAACCTTTTATATAATGAAGAATATCTACGCAAAGTTGTTCCATTTATTAAGGTAGAATACTTTGAAGATCCTAATCAAAAAATTATCTTTGAAGAAATTTTAAATTTTATTACCCAATACAATAAACCTGCTACTAAAGAAGTTCTTTGTATTGAAGTTGAGAATAGATCTGACATTACTGACACATCCTTTAAAGAAGTAACTCAACTTATCAGTTATCTTGAAGAATCTCCTACTGATTTTAATTGGTTACTTGATACTACAGAAAAATGGTGTCGTGATCGAGCCATCTATTTGGCATTGATGGAGTCTATTGCTCTTGCAGATGGAACTGGTAAGGAAAAAGATAGAGATGCTATCCCAAGTATTCTTTCAGATGCTCTAGCAGTTTCTTTTGATACTCATATTGGGCATGATTATTTGCTTGATTATCAAGAAAGATATGATTTCTATCATAAAGATGAAGCAAAGATTCCATTTGATCTTGAATACTTTAATAGGATTACGAAGGGAGGTATGCCTAATAAGACACTAAGTATCGCTTTGGCTGGTACTGGTGTTGGCAAATCTTTGTATATGTGTCATGTTGCAAGTTCAGTATTGTTGCAGGGGAAAAATGTATTATACATTACTCTTGAAATGGCTGAAGAAAAGATTGCAGAGAGAATCGATGCCAATCTTCTTAATGTTTCTATTCAAGAGATAATGGAACTTCCTAAGATGATGTTTGAGGATAAGGTGACCAACCTTTCACAAAAAACTCAAGGCACTCTTATAATTAAAGAGTATCCAACTGCAAGCGCACATAGTGGACACTTTAAAGCACTTCTTAATGAACTTGCACTTAAGAAGTCATTTAGACCTGATATTATTTTCGTTGATTACCTTAATATATGTGCTTCCGAAAGATATCGCGGAAATAGCACTGTCAATTCATATTCATATATCAAAGCAATTGCTGAGGAGCTTCGAGGGTTGGCTGTCGAAGCAAACGTCCCTATCGTTTCTGCCACGCAGACCACTCGCTCTGGTTATGGCAGCAGTGATGTTGAACTCACTGATACTAGTGAGTCCTTTGGGTTGCCTGCTACTGCTGATCTTATGTTTGCCCTTATTTCTACAGATGAGCTTGAGGGGCTTGGACAAATTATGGTAAAGCAATTGAAGAATCGATATGGTGACCCAACTATGAATAAGAGATTTGTGGTTGGTATTGATCGTGCTAAGATGAGATTGTATGACTGTGAACAATCTGCACAAGATGATATTCTTGACAGTGGGCGTGAAGATGAGTATAATAATGATGAACAGAAATCAAAGAAATCATTTGAGGGGTTTAAATTTTCATGACTGTTGACACCGAAAAGTATCTTGAGTTTGTGCATGGAGTGACTAGCGAACCTAGTCTTAATTACCCTGCATTGATATCATGTTTAAGTGAACTTGAAGCATCTGGTGCAAACGTCACTCAACTTTTGACTGCTGCTCTTGGACTATCTGCAGAAGCAGGTGAGTTTACTGAAGTTGTAAAGAAGATCTTCTTGCAAGGAAAACCTTACAGTGAAGAGAACGTCTTTCATATGAAACGTGAACTGGGTGATATCTGTTGGTATCTTGCTCAGGCATGTATGGCACTTGATACAACCTTTGATGAGGTGATTGAGATGAATGTAGAGAAACTCAAAGCACGTTATCCTGGTGGTGAGTTTGATGTTCACAAATCTGAAAATCGTAAGGAAGGTGACCTTTGATTAACATTGAATTGGACGTAAGAACTGCTGCAGCAGTTCGTGAATCATTATTTGGAGACACAAAAAATTACACCTATGATCCAACTTGTTGTCCACAACGAGTTGTTGATATTCGTAATGTGATCGTGAACCTAGATACACAGATTGAAGAAGAACTAGAAAAAGCAGTAAAAGAAATTAAGGAGATAGATGAAACTACTGACGCTTGAAGATTATCAAAAGGCAGGTGAATCATTCTGGCCAAAGTATTGGTACGTTGCCAAAGAACTTGGTGAAGGTGCTAAGACAGAAGACATTCTTAAATGTATGGAAGCTGTTGGTGGTGTTGCTCTTAAATTGGCACTAGAAGAGAAATCAGCAGGTCCATTCGGTTTTAATAAAAATAAAGAGGAAGAAAATAATGATTCAAACTGATACTCAATTGGAAGTTATTGTACCTGAAGGTGCTGAACTTATTGATGAGTGTTTCTATGTTTGGAAGAGTAGGTATGGTCTATTCTCTACTATGACTAAAATTGGTCGTAAAATGCTTACTGGTGCCACTAAAGATGGCGTTATTAAAATGACACGTTGGCATCTTAAGTGTGAACAAGATGGTACACTAGATCTATACACCACAGTTACTAATGTTAGTATGGGTGTTAAACTTTAATGCTTACTATCACCAACTACATAACAGCATTCTGGACTGTAGTTGTGGTAAATTGTATTCAACCAGTCAATTGGAAAGCATGTATTTCAGTTCATGAATGGTTAATTCCAGAACTGGAGTATGCATGGAAACTCAAGACTGGTGAAATAGTTCCTTATCAAACAGAGAAGGACTATCTCAAGGGGTTATAGCTCAGTTGGTAGAGCGCCTGCTTTGCAAGCAGGATGTCAGGAGTTCGAGTCTCCTTAACTCCATTCTAAATACTTAAAAAGTATTACTAAAATGGCAGGAGCAAGCACTGAATTATATTCTGAAGTGTTGGCACAAGTTTGTCTAGCATATTCTATAAAGAATAATTCTGCCCTAACAAAGGATATATTAATAAAGGGTGATAAGTTAGATCCTAAAATTATCAAGGATATTGAAAGATATATGATTACCCAGTCATCGGTTAATCTTTCCAGTCCTATGTTTGCTGATGGATTTGTAAAATATATTAGTGGCAATGTCAGTGGAAAATTGAACTGGATTGATGCTCAAGGAAGAAATATGCAAGAGGTGAAGAAAAGATTTAAAATTGGCAATAAGCATAAAGTATTCAATGATAAGTTATTTGATAGTAGAGCAACTTCAAATAATCCATATACAGCATTCTTAAAAGCAGGAACAGGAGCAAAAACTGATAAATGGAATCCTGCAGATGTTTGGGCGATGAATTTAGATGGTATAAGAGCACTTAATAGACTAAACAAAAGAGTGATGTCTAGATCAAAAATATCTCTTGAGTATTGCAATCAATTTTTGGCAGATCAATTTAGTCATGGAAATATCATACCCATCTCTTTGAAGAAACCTCAAAAAACACCTCATATAGAGATAGTCAATAGTAATGAATTTGTATCTAGGATTGCTTTGAATGAGACTAGAAATGCCACAATAGAATATGACTATGGAAACAAAGACGTAAAAATTAATTTTACGATAGAAACAGTTCAACTTTCAAAGGGACAAAAAGCATCAACCGCGAGAAGAAATCCTAATTCTATTAGTGGAAAAGTAGTTGCTGGTTCCCAAAAACATATTAGATTGAAGTATCATGTTGATAATAAAAAGATAGAACTTGAATATACTCAATCTGGATATCCTTCAAGAGCTGCAGCAAAGATGGGTAATCTTGGAGCCACTAATTTTCAAAAAATAATAAACGATACTGCTAAATCTGGGGTAAGTAAATTGAACCAGATACAAAGTAATTATAATGATATTGATGTAAAAACTAATCCTTGGTTTAATGGTAGACAATTGGGTGTGACAAAAGCAAGAAATGAAAAGAGTAAAATAACTCCACACATGGATAGGATTGCAGAGTATGTTGGAGAGATGTGGAAAGAAATAAATGGAACTGTATTTGATCCCTCTGAAAGATCTATGAAAGATGAGTCTGCAATTTGGAGCAAGGCAAGAGCAGGAGAATTGGGAGTAGCAATTTCTGCTATCCCTAATGAGAGAGTGAAGCAAAGAGTAATTCAAAACTTATATGAAGCTGCTGCCTCTATCAGTTATGTTACTGGTTTGAACAAAGAAGAGATGGAATTGGAAAAAGAGGTTGGGATGGATCCATCTTCAAGAAAAACAAACTTTAATGCTAGTGTTTATGTTAAGGTGTTTTGATACACTAAATAATGTATAAGGATTATCAATATCAATGAAAAGTTTCTTTCAGTTCCTGACAGAGGCACAATCGCAGGCAAGTATGCAGGCGAGTAAATTAAACCTCAAAAGTGACGGACACGGTGGTTGGTTAGACACTCGTGGCAACTTTGTTGCGACTACTGAAGATGGTAAGTTAAAGTTTTTAGATAAAAAGAAATCAAAAGCAGAAGATGGCAAACCTGCACAAGCAAGAGCAGCAGCAAAACCTGAGGAAAAATCTGACAAGGTTGCACCTAAAGAGACTGATAAGACATCATCAAAAGAAAGTGGAGGAGATCAGACTGGTTCAGAGACTGCAGAAACTCTGACTGTTGCATTTGGTCGTTTTAATCCACCAACTATTGGTCATGGAAAACTTTTGAGTGGTTCAAAAAAGGCAGCTGCAGGTGGTGACCTTAAAATTTATCCTTCAAGGACTCAAGATTCAAAGAAGAATCCACTTGATCCTGATATGAAAATTTCATATATGAAAAAAATGTTCCCCGAATATTCAGAGAACATTGTAAATGATGCTGAAATGAAATCTATTTTTGATGTCTTAATTGCTGCTTCTGAGAAAGGATATTCCTCAGTAAATATTGTTGTAGGATCTGATCGTCAAGCAGAGTTTGAGAATTTAGCACAAAAATATAATGGAGAACTTTACAACTTTGATTTGATTCGTGTTATTTCTGCAGGTACTCGCGATTCTGATGCAGAAGGTGTTGAAGGTATGTCAGCATCTAAGATGAGGAAGGCTGTACTTGATGACGACTTCGATTCTTTTAGAAAGGGCACACCAAAAGAGTTAGATGATGGTGATACTAAAGCATTGTTCAATGCAGTTCGTTCTGGAATGTCTGTAAAGAAAAAGAAAAAAGTTGAAGAACTTTGGCAGATTATTCCAAAATTTGATATGAAGAATCTTCGTGAGAATTACATTTCGGGAAAGATCTTCAAGATTGGAGATATTGTGGAAAATACTAATACTGGATTGGTTGGTAAAATTATACGTCGTGGAACTAATCATCTCATTTGTGTTACTGAAGAAGACTATATGTTTAAGGCATGGATTCATGATGTTATGGAATCTGTTGTAAATTATTCTGGACCTTCAGGAGTTCCTGCAAATCAGAGACTGGTTGGTACTGATGCTCATAAAAAATATGTTATGAAAATGATGGGTGTTAAGGAAATTAGGAACTTCATAAATAAATATAAGGATAAAAAGTAAACGTATCTATACTTATGACTCACCTTAACGATATTACCAAAATTTATTTGGATCAAATTGCTGAGAAAAAAGACGATTCATATCTGGAACCAGATATGAAGAAGCGTCAGGCAAACAATGAGAAGGCTCGTAAGGAACTTGCAAAGGGTCCTCAAATGAAGAACCCCCACTTCGAGTCGGTTGAGGTTGAAGAAGAGAAGAAACCTTTGCCTAAGACAAAAATGTTCCGCAAAGCGGGCAACCTTGGACGTGATGCAATCAGTACTCCTATTGATCCTGAGAAGCGTCAGAAGGCATATGATCGTTCCAAAAAGATTATCAAAACTCTGAATGTTGAGGGACTTGATCCAGTAGGAAAAGAAGATAGTGATATTGATAATGATGATAAGAAAAATACCAAGGCAGATAAGTATTTGATGAATCGTCGTAAGACGATTGGAAAGGCTATGAATAAAGTTGATGAGGCAGTTCATGCATCTAAAACTAAAATTCATTCTCCTCATGAAGTTCCTGATAAAAATTTAAAGGGACTTGTATCAAAAGCAGTCAAGAGAATTGATACTGATGTTGATGGAGATACCGATAAGAATGACAAGGCAAAAGGTGAACTTGGTGAGTTTGTACCAGGAGTAGGAAACAAGAGACTTTATTCGACTACAAGAACAAAAACTGCAAAAGAATCTTTCTCAAACTGGAGACAAGATCTTTCTGAAGTTATGGGAGAGGGCGAAACCGAAAAAAAGATCAAAGAAAAAAAAGTAAATAATAAAATCAAGATCAATCCAAAACTTGGTGAAGCAATTGAACAAATTGGTGGAACTCTCTTAGAGGAAATTGAAGTTGATGAGATGGATTTTATCATCGAGAGCGTATATGATGAACTACTTGAAGAAGGTTATGCCGAAGATGATGTTGAAGAAGCAATTGAAAATGCTATGGAAGCAACGGTAACCTTTGGTTCTGATACCAAACCAATGAAAAAAGATGGTTCTCAAGTAGGATCAAGAAGAAAGTTCCTTAAGAGAAAGGCTGGCGAGTTTCTTCAAAAATCAAAGAAGAAAGTAGGAATGGCAGTTGCTCAGGCACGAGTTGATGCTTACAATAAAAAGAGAGAAGTAAAGCAAGCAGCAAAAGATAAGGTAAACCAGAAGAAGCAAAGTCTTAAGAACTTTATCAAAAATAAGGCTCAAAAGGTTGTTGACCGTATGAGTGAGGAAGTTGAAGTAGAAGAGTATGTTGATTTCCTTATTACTGAAGGGTATGATTGCTCTGATCTTACCTGGGATGATATGTATGAAGAGTATCAATCTTTAGATGAAGGTTTACGTTCTGCAGTAAAGAGACTTCTTGGTAAGAAGAAAGAAGAACCAGCAAAACCCATGAGTAGGGGTGATCAACTTCGTAAGAAGTATAATGTTGGTCCAGAAAAATCTGATACTTCTGCTAAGGCTCAAATTCTTAAGAAGACCCGTGCAAAAGCAGATAGTGATCAAAAAGAATTTGGTGGATCACGTTATTCTAAAGGTGTTGCAGATAGATCAAAAGCAGCACATGAACGTCAATTGAAAGGTGGTTATAGTAAGTATGGTGCTGATGATGCGAGAGGCAGTGGTAACAAAGCCCGCAAACGTGCCGCAGCTTTAACTAAAGAAGAACTTGAGCAGATTGAAGAACTTCATAAAGGTAGGCACGGACAGACTGAGAAGCAGTATCAGGACAGCAGATCTGATGCTGGTAAGATGATCTCTGGTGACTCTAAAATGAGTGGATCTAGGTATGCTCAGGGCAGAAGAACTAGCAGTGATGCTGGTCCTCAACCTGCTGGTGGGTCTAAGAAACCTGCAAGTCAGGGTAAGATGGACAGTGGCACACGCACTGACATCACCTTCCGTAAGGCAGCACTTAAAAAGAAAGCAGCAGAAATGAAGGAGGATGCAGAAGTTTCTGAAGGTGTATATGGTGATAAAACTTCAATGAGAAAGGCAGCCGCCAAAGAAAGAGCATCAGAAAAAAAAGCAGGAAGCAAGGCAAAGGCTCCTGGTAGACTTGGACCTTCTGCTGGAAAGTCTTATGCTGATCATGAAGAGTATTCAATTAGAGCACACGATAAGATTACTAAAAAGACTAAACCATCTGTTGTTGGAATGACCAGTGAAGAGGCATCAATGTCTCCTCAAGAATTGCAACTTCAAAAAAAGAAGGCAAGAATTGATAGAATGATTGCTATGAAGAGGGCACAAAATCTTTCTAAAAAAAAGACTGGTGCTGAAACCCCAGCAAAGGCAATGGGAGAAGCAACCGAAGATTCTCTGAGAGACCGTCGCATGGAACGCGGTGGTGTGGATGGTAATGTCAGATATGATAGAGCACCTAAACCTGCTAACACTGCTGGTAAAAAGAAACCTGCTTCTGATGGCATGTCTGCATTTGAGAAAGTAAAGGCAAGCATTCGTGCCAAGCATGGACAGGGTGCAATCATGAATACCGAGAAGAAGTAATGCCTGCTGTATCTAAAGCACAGCAGAAGTTCTTTGGGATAGTTCGTGCCATCCAAAAAGGTGAGATGGCAGCGACTACTCCTGAGACTGCAAAGGCAGCTTCTGATATGAAGAAGAAAGATGTAAAGGATTTTGCTTCTACTAAACATAAAGGACTTCCGAAAAAGAAACTTGAAGAGATCCATAAACAAGCACACACGCCACATGAAGTTCCTTCTAAAAATTTAAAGGGACTTGTAAAAAAAGCAGTAAAAAGAATTGATACTGATGTGGATGGTGATACAGATCATAACGATAAAAAAAAGGGAGAACTTGGTGAGTTTATTCCTGGCGTAGGAAATAAAAGACTCTATTCTACAACTGGAACAAAAACTGCAAAGGAAGCATATTATGGTGGTGAGGAGCAGAGGAAGAAAGACGAGAAGAAGAAAAAGATTGATGCCTTCATGGATAGGGCAATGCCAAAGCGCACCTTTGATCAGATGGGAAGAGAGACTGACCGTCGTACTGGTAAACTAAAAGAGGAAGATAATTTCACTCAAAAGAAAAAGATACTGAAGAGAGCAAAACCTCTCCATAAACATCTTTATAAAAACCTCCATAAAAAAGATATGTCTGGTGATGTAAATGAGGTCTATAGTAATTCTGATGCATCCCGTGCAGAGAAATATTCTAGAGATGATAAAGAGAAGAAACAATTTGCTAAGAACGACAAACGTAAGAAGTTTGGTAAGTTTGTGAAGGATGTAGAAGCAGTCCGAGGCAAGCGTAAGGGTATGCGTGGAACTAGTAAGGGTAAGTGGGGAACTTTTAATAAAGGTGTCTTTACTCCAGATAATTGATATATAGAGTGTAGAACTGAGGTTCATTATGCTCGCATTCTTACTTCCACTCGCATCAAAAATTATCACCGATGCTGTTGCTAAAATTCCAGAAAATGAAGAACTTGGTGAGAAGATGGTTGAGATCTGTCTTGTTATTCTTGCTAAAGCGGTTAAGCTGACCAAGACTGATATGGATGATCAACTTCTTGAAGTTGTATCAAAGGCAATCAAAACAAGAGACGAAGAGTAATAGATGGGAGACCAAATTCAAGGTCTCCCATTTTTATAAATATAATTAGCAAATAATTCAACGGAAGAAAGACATGGCACTTTGGGGGAATAATGATTCCATCCGTGGCGGTGGAACAGTTTTTATCAACTATCAAACTGGTATTGTCACTGGTACTGCCACCACGTTTGGTCAGACTGGCGCAATTCAGGTTGGTGATGTTATTAGAGTTGGCGACCGTCTTCCTGGTGGTGCCTACTATGGTGACGCAGTAGTTACTAAAATCACTAGCGCAACTAATCTGACTATCGGTTCAACTGCCGGTCTTAGTGGTGCATTGGTTGGTGCAGCAGGAACTAGTTATGTTGGCTCACAACTTCCTAAATCCTCTATTCTGGATTCTAAGTTTAGTGAGAAGTATGGTACTGAGAGTAACAACGTATATGGTGTTGCAGCAGAAGGTTTAGATAACGCACAGTCTTCTACCTATCAACTGTCTCATGCTGGTTGGGTCGGTGTTACCACCTACACTGATGCAGACGGAAATCATAGAGTTAAGTCTGAAGTTCTTGTAGCGATGTCTGGTATTACCACGGGCAACGCACCTGCATTCCCACCTGGTAACGCTTACGGCGGCGAAAGCTGATAAACTAATCTGATTAAAGTATGATTTTTAATGAACTGAATGAGGACAACTTCCTCCTGTTTGCCATCAAATATCATGAGAATCCTCAGGCAGTCACTAAAAAAGACTTTGAAAAAGATTTAAATCATTTCAAGTATATTAAACGACTACTGAAACGATACCGCAATACAGGTGAACTCAAAACTCACCTGTTAGTAAATCACTTTATTATTCTTTATAACATATTTGGTGAAGCAGCAACTCCAATGCTGTTCTTCAAAATTGACTCCGACTTGTGGCCTGCAATGAAGAGTTTTATTATATTCTTGAACAAGTTTCCTGAGTATCCTAAAACCTTTATTCATGATATCCAAGTTGATCTTAATTGTATGAAATACCTTTATAAAATCTATAATGGAAAAGAAGAATCTGTTTGAAAAATTAAAGCGAATTCGCGAAGAAGGTGTTATTGGAGCGAATGTTCCTACTAACTCAATGGCGAGTGGCAAGATTGCAGGTTCTGTTGAAGCGGGAGATGATCCTCCAGTGAGAAGAAAGAGAAAGAAATATATCTATCAGAAAGGTCTAAGAAAAATCTGGAAACCATAAAATGGCAGATCAAGTTAAAGTTGCGGTACTTGAAGAAAGACTTGAGAATTTTGAAATGTTTGTCTCTAAGTTAGATTCTGCTATTGAAAAAATTGCAGAGGTAAATAATAATGTGTCGCGCATGTTGGCGGTTCATGAAGAAAGAATATCTAGGCAAGAAGAAATCGACTCAGTATTGTTTGATAAGATCGACAAACTCCGTGATAAAATGGACAGCGATCATGACAGCGTTACTAAACGACTATCATTACTGGAACGAAAACTTTGGATTGGCCTCGGAGCACTGGGAGCAGTAGTAGCACTATCTAATCCACAAGCAATTAAAACGTTAAAACCCTTGTTATCTTCTGCTGAAAGTGCTATAGTGTTGCCAGCGGTTGCCCTTGTGAATGGATCATATTGATTCCAAGTTTATTGGACTCGTATCACCAAGACTTCAGAAGTTTAAGAGAGTAAAGTCAAACCTCTATAACTTCCGATGTCCTGTCTGTGGAGACTCACAGAAAAACAAGAATAAGACTAGGGGTTATTTGTATGCCGTAAAGGTAAACACTAACTTTAAGTGTCACAATTGTGGTGCTTCAATGTCCTTTAATAATTTCTTGAAGCAGATAGATCCTGCTCTCCATAAACAATACACTATGGAAAAGTTCAAGGGTGGACATACTGGTAGAAACTTCTTTACTGAAGAACCAGAGTTTACGTTTGAAATACCGAAGTTCAAGCAGAAAATTAAACTTCCCAAATGTTCAGAGGATGCTAGGCCTCAAGGATATCTTTTGGCAAGGAAACTCAACCCCGAAGACTTTTACTTTGCGGAACATTTTAAGAAGTTTGTCAATAAACTGAAACCAACTTTTGGTGATACAAAGTATGATGAACCGAGAATTATCATCCCTCTGTATTATCAAAAAACCTTAATTGGAATCCAAGGCAGATCCATGGATTTTGGAAATCCCAAATCTGTTAAATATATCACTGTGATGATTAATGATGACGCACCAAAAATCTACGGACTTGATAACATCAGAAAAGATGAACCAGTTTATGTCACCGAAGGTCCTTTCGATTCCACATTCATTCGCAATGCGATTGCTATGTGCGGAGCTGATGCTGATGTTAGTCGCTGGGGGATTAGCAATCCTGTGTGGATTTATGATAACGAACCACGCAATAGAGAAATCGTCAATCGTATCTCCAAGACAATTGATGCAGGCGACTCCGTAGTTATCTGGCCAGATACCATTGACGAAAAAGATATAAATGATATGGTAATGTCTGGACTAGATGTGCAGTCTGTGATAGAATCAAACACCTATGCTGGTTTAGAAGCAAAACTAAAATTTACCTCCTGGAAGAAAATATGACCAACGGTACTAAAGTAAAGAAAAGAGATGGGAGAATTGAATCTCTTGACCTGGATAAGATGCATCTGATGGTGGATGAAGCATGTCAAGGTCTGGCAGGAGTGTCTGCAAGTCAAGTTGAGATGAAATCTGGTATCCAATTTTATGATGGAATTACTACAGGAGAAATCCAAGAGATTTTGATTAAGTCTGCAAGTGACTTGATTGATTTGGAACATCCTAACTATCAGTTTGTTGCTGCTAGGCTCCTTCTGTTTGCCCTTCGTAAGCAGTTGTTTGGTCGTATGAGAGAGTTTCCCTCCTTATCCGATCATATCACCAAACTTGCATATGATGATGTTTACGATAAGGACATTTTCATCAAGTACTCGACTGAAGAAATTGAAAAGGCAAGTACTTATATTGACCATGATCGTGATTTCCTGTTTACTTATGCTGGTTTAAGACAGGTTGTAGATAAATACCTAGTACAGGATAGATCGTCTGGAGAAGTCTTTGAGACTCCTCAGCAGATGTACATCATGATTGCACTGACCATCTTCCGCGACTATCAAAAGGACACTAGGATGTCCTACGTCAAGAGGTACTATGACGCAATCTCCAAGCACAGGATCAACATCCCAACGCCAATCATGGCAGGGGTCAGAACACCCATTCGTCAATTTGCATCTTGTGTTCTCGTTGATGTTGATGACACCCTCGATAGTATCTTTAGCAGCGATATGGCTATTGGTAAATACGTCGCACAAAGGGCTGGCATCGGTATTAACGCAGGCAGAATTCGTGGCATCAACGCTAAAATCAGAGGCGGAGAGGTACAACACACAGGCGTTATCCCCTTCCTTAAAAAGTTTGAAAGCACTGTCCGATGCTGTACACAAAACGGCATCAGAGGTGGTTCTGCTACAGTTCACTTTCCTATCTGGCACCAAGAAATAGAAGATATTATTGTTCTTAAGAATAATAAGGGTACAGAAGACAATCGAGTGAGGAAACTTGACTACTCAATCCAGATTTCAAAACTTTTCTACGAACGTTTCATCCAGGATGGAGAGATTAGCCTCTTCTCACCGCATGACGTACCAGGTCTCTATGATGCTTTTGGTACTGATGCATTTGACGCTTGCTATGTGGACTATGAATCAGATCAGTCTATTCCAAGAAAGACTGTCAGCGCACAAAAACTCATTCTGGATATCCTAAAGGAGAGAGCAGAGACTGGTCGTTTGTATATCATGAACATCGACCACTGCAATACTCACTCTTCATTTAAAGACAAAGTGAATATGAGTAATCTCTGTCAGGAAATTACTCTGCCCACTGATCCCATCAATCATATTGATGATACTTCAGGTGAGATTGCTTTGTGTATTTTGTCTGCTATCAATATTGGTTTGGTCAAATCAGATAAAGAATTAGAAGAATTGTGTGATTTGGCAGTTCGTGGATTAGAAGAACTAATCGACTATCAAGGATATCCAGTTGCTGCAGCAGAACGAGCTACAAAGGCACGTAGATCCCTTGGAGTGGGGTTCATTGGTCTTGCACATTATCTTGCTAAGTTAGGATATAATTACGATACTCAAGAGGCATGGGACGCAGTTCATGGCCTGACTGAATCTTTCCAGTATTATCTTCTGAAAGCATCTAATCAGATCGCTAAGGAGAAGGGTTGGTGTGAAGAGTTTGGTCGCACCAAGTATGCTGACGGCATCCTTCCAATTGATACTTACAAAACGGACGTAGACGAAATTTCGACACAGGAGTTGCAACATGATTGGGAGGATCTTAGGGCATCTATCTCCAAGTATGGACTACGGCACAGCACACTGTCCGCACAAATGCCTTCGGAGAGCAGTTCCGTTGTGTCAAACGCAACGAATGGAATTGAACCACCGCGTGATTATTTGTCCATTAAAAAATCAAAGAAAGGGCCTCTTAAACAAATTGTTCCTCAATACAACTCTTTGAAGAATAATTATACTTTGCTGTGGGATATGAAATCCAATCAGGGATATATTAATATAGTCGCAGTAATGCAAAAATTCTTTGATCAAGCGATTAGTGGTAACTGGTCGTATAATCCTGAACACTTTGATGATAATGAAGTTCCAGTGTCTAGGATGGCAAATGATCTTTTGACTACATATAAGTACGGTTGGAAAACTTCTTACTATCAGAATACAAACGATCTTAAATCTGATGAAGTTGAAGAAGATACCAAAACCGAATTAAATAATTTAGTAAATGAGTTAGAACACGCCGAGGAGGGAGAGTGTGAATCCTGTGCAGTTTAAAATTTCATCAGTGGAAGATCCAAGTTCCGTGAAAAAAACTGTTGAGGGCATGACTGTCTTCAATACAGAACAAGTTGATACTAAAAAACAACCAATGTTTTTTGGAAAACCTCTGGGTGTCCAGAGGTATGATTCCTACAAATATCCAATCTTTGATAAACTGACTACTCAGCAACTTGGATATTTCTGGAGACCAGAAGAAGTGTCACTCCAAAAAGATCGTGGAGATTATCAAACACTTCGCCCAGAACAGAAGCATATCTATACTTCCAATCTGAAGTATCAGATTATGCTTGACTCAATTCAAGGTAGAGCACCTGGAATGGCTTTTATTCCTTACTGTTCTCTACCAGAACTTGAAGCATGTATGGAAGTATGGGGATTTATGGAGATGATCCATAGTCGCTCCTATACATACATCATCAAGAACGTCTACGCAGACCCCTCAGAGGTCTTTGATAAGATCGTAACTGATGAACGTATCCTAGAACGTGCATCAAGTATTACAGGTGCATATGATAATTTTATCAATGCTGCCCAAACATGGGGTAATGGTAATATGTGGCAAGATGGTTTCCGAGACTCACTTAGTTCAAAATGGGAAATCAAAGACGTAAAGAGAAAACTTTACAGAGCAGTTGCAAACGTTAATATCCTTGAGGGTATCCGATTCTATGTTAGTTTCGCTTGCAGTTTTGCATTTGGTGAACTTAAACTTATGGAAGGATCCGCTAAAATCATCTCACTTATCGCTAGAGATGAAAATCAACATCTTGCGATCACTCAAAACATACTGAATAAGTGGAAGAAGGGTGATGATCCTGAAATGAAGCAGATCATGAAGGAAGAAGAAGAGTGGACATACGCAATGTTTGATAGGGCTGTCAATGAGGAGAAGCGTTGGGCAGATTATCTGTTTAAGGATGGATCTATGATCGGTCTTAACGATAAACTTCTACAGCAGTATGTTGAGTGGATTGCTAATCGTCGCCTTAAGGGCATTGGTTTGAAACCAGTCTATGATATAGCATCAAATGCTAATCCACTTCCCTGGACGCAACACTGGATCTCTTCTAAGGGTCTTCAGGTAGCACCACAGGAGACAGAAGTTGAATCTTATGTCGTTGGTGGAATTAAACAAGATGTGAAAAAGGAAACATTCAGTGGTTTCCAACTCTAATATGTGCTTAAATAGGGGGAGTAATTCCCCCTTTTTTAATGCCTAAAAATGAATTGAAGAAAGAAGAGTTGAAAAATCGTATAATCAAATTAAAAAATGAAGTATACGAAGAACCTGACACAGTGTGGCAAGGGGATCGAGATATGGCACATAAATATCTCGACAAGGTATTGAACATCATTGAAGAATATAGATACTGATTATGAAAACCCATGGATCTATTTGGGCACTCCCTTTGATGGTAGCCTTATTGGGGACCACTTTGGTTTTGTTTATAACATTACCAATCTCACCAACCAACGACAATACATTGGGCGAAAGTATTTTTGGTCTTTCCGAACACCAAAAGGAAAAAAGAGAAAAGTAAAACAAGAATCTGATTGGAGAAAGTATTATGGGTCTTGTCCAGAACTTAAAGAGGACATTGACAAACTGGGTAGACAAAATTTTAGTAGAACTATCATCAGCCTTCATAAAACGAAGGGCAAAACTAATTTTGAAGAAACGAAACAACTCTTCGGAAACAACGTTCTTACCGAATCCCTTGACGACGGAACCCCTTGCTACTACAATAGCAACATCCTCTCAAGGTACTTCCGAAAAGATTATTATGGAAAAGACGACTGAAGACATTGTATGTCACATTCGTGAGTGGTCTCTAGAACGCATCTCAGAAATCCATGAAGGGGTTGCAGGCAAGCAACATGATAATGGCGAACTAGATGACGCCTATGCCATCTACCAGGAGTTTGAGGAGTGGCTTGAACCCGAAGGAGATGATATTGAACTCCTTTCATTGGAAGAACAATAGAGCGCCATACAGAGCATTACAGAGGGGTCTTAAGACCTCTCTTTTTTTATGCTTGACAATACTCTGATTGATAAGTAGAATTTGGCTTGTCCGGTTCCAAGGGGAGCTATAAGTATTACTTAAGTATCTAAGAGATTTGACATTCTACTAAAAATACTGTATATTATATGAGTGGTTGAGAAACCACTGCGGTAACTTCCTTATTGCCATTGGAAGTACGATCACAATCTGTGATTAGTTTGCCCCGTTAGCTCAGGAGACAGAGCACGAACCTTCTAAGTTTGCGGTCGGGGGTGCGAATCCTCCACGGGGCGTTGGGCATTGGAAGAGACCACCACCACCACCTCCTCTTTCATGTAAGGCCCACCTATATGCGGAATTAGTTTAGAGGTAAAACTAAAGGTTTCCAACCTTTCGTCACCAGTTCGATTCTGGTATTCCGCTTGTCCTCTTTATACTATGGATCCTGTAAAAATCTTACTTCTAATATCTGATTTGGAAGGAAGTTATCATCACCTCAAAGTAAATGATTTTGATGATGACAAAGATACTATCAGAGAAATGTGTAATAGATATTATAAAATGTATTTCAAACTTTGTAAG